GTCATTTGCTCACCTGTTGTTGGGCTAACTTCTGACTCATTTTCTGAAACCATTACGAGACCAGTCTCTTGATCCCAAAACACATTCTCTAAAACTGTTTCATCACCCTTAATAATATCCATACCATCAACCTTTTCTACTGAAACAATATTTGCAAATTGATTAGCAGGGGAATCAACAAGACTCAACTCTACTAAATCATATTCCTTAATAACTCTAATTGACTTATCTGATTTTTCATCATAAGCATCATCCCACTTGTTCATTCGTCCACCAATAGAAAAACCAGTTAGTGTTCCGTCTAGAACTTTTTCCCAAGTGTCTTGTGCACCCTTTGAAACATATGCTGATACAAATACTCCGTTATAAAACTTCTTTGTTTCTGGATCAAAATACTTATCTTCTTTAAATGATACCATCTTACCTACTGCTAGTGGCTGATGCATTTCTCTAATGTTACCTCGGAATTTTGCAAACGCATCCATTGATGCTTCTGCTGTGACAATGTCATCTTGCTTGTCTAGGTTATCAAGTGATGCAAATCCAGATACGATTCTTCGCTCTTTGTCGACTTTTGTTAAAGGCATTGAGAGACGGACATTTTCCCCATCTGAACTCCAATGGGCTTTAGATATACTGTTCACCATTATATTATAAGCCCTTTTTTACAATATCTTACTATTTGGACAATTCAGACACATCGTCAGATTTTCTTCCCTCGCCCTTTGGATTTCTTCCAGTGGTCGTGGCTGGTCCGTCTGACTGATTATTAACTCTTTCCCCATCACGGTCACGGTTAGCATTGTCACTTGAAACTTGTTGTGGCTTTAGGTCAAGAACCTTATCTCCGCCATCACGCTGTGGCAATCTGAGCGCAATTCTTGCTTCGTTTGGAGTCATTACCTGAGTCTTCACATATCTTTCAAGGATCTGAGACTGAGCAATTTCATCTGTTAGGGTTAGTTCATTGAACTTAAATTCTAAGATATCTGTCTTTTCACGCATAATTTTATTGATCATTTTTTCTAAATTTCTTTGTGCAGGTCGTGCAACCTGCTCCTTAAATGTGCGGTCTTGTGACAATGCAGAGGCAATTGCAGAAGAGTCAGAGCCACCTAATTTTGAAAGAGGGACTTGATGCGCTACAAGGATGTCATCTCTATTTGATTTACGATATTCCTTAAAGGATCCCTCTTGAACACCATTTTCAATAGGCTCCATCTTAAAATCAACCTTGTTATTTTCTGAATCTCCAGGAAGCGGAATGTAGAGTGTTCTATGGTTTTGTCCTTTAAGACCAGTCTGTAAGAATCTAAACATTTTATCTTCTGCATCTGCTGACAACTTTGCACCTTTAAGAGTTACAACATATCTTGGAGTTGCTTTATTTTGAAAATAATCAATGTTGTATTGTGATGCTAGAGAGTCACCATGCAAAGCGCTGATTGCAGAAATAATATCTGGAACTCCATAAAAAGTATTTAGTGGAGAATATTGCTTAAAATGAATAATCTCATTTGGTCTTGGATCATCCGTTACTGGGTTTTGATTCTTTGCACCAAAGTTACGGAAGTAAACCACTTTGTTTCCAATAACCTGAACAAATCCATCACGAAGTCTACGAACTCTCATTGTTGTTGCTGGAATGTGACCTACATAGCCAATCTCACCCTTGACTGTTCTACCAATTTCAAGATATCCATTTCCAATTGCCTGCATATCTGTAAAAACTTTTTCCATTGTAGAGGTAAATGAGTCTTCATCATTTAAAGACTCTAGCCAATCCGTCAACTCAATCTTTGCTCTTTCAATTCTTTTACGTGCTCTGTCTGTTGCTCCAGAATCAGTAGAAGACTCCAGTTTTAGCATTGTTCTTGGTGATACCTCAAAGTCATATCCAAGACCGACAATGTTTTCTACTTTTGCATCAATCGCAGCGTGGTTAGCAAAAGATGTGTCATAGAAACTTGCAAGTTCGTAAACATTCCAGGGTGGTGTAATTACATCAAATAGTCCGTAACCATTTCTATAGAGCATTCCAGGATTAATTTCTTTTGACTTAGCCCCGTCAATTCCTGTGCTTACGGCATTTGCAGAATCTAAATATGCTGGTGTTGCTTCAGCCTTTGACATTCTTGATGCACGGCGCTTGAAGTTATTATCTAAACCAGTAAGAGTCTTTAGTTCATCCCAAGACTTATTAAATGGATCTTGTTTTGCAAAAGTATCATCTGCTTTTGCAATTTGATCAATTCTTGCACCAATAAAATATTCGTTATCTTCAGACATTACTCTTCATCTCCATACATTGCAATAGTATCTTTTGCTGCTTGAACAGCGCCAAGGTCATTTAGGTTAGGAATAAGCCCAGCCTTCATTCTATCTACTTGTTCGCTATACTCTTCATCAGATACTCTTCCCATTCCTGGGAAAAAATGCGGTTCGCCTTCTGGCTCACCATAATATGCTGCAGCCTCTTTTAGTTTTGCAAGTTGTCCTAGATCACCACGGAATGATGGGACATTTAAAATGTTTCCTTCTCCATCTGTAAACCACTTGCCATTTTTTCTTTTCCAAACATAAACTCCCCAGTTATAATTCTTTTCAACCATTGTTACTTTTGTTTCACCAATTTGACCTGGCATGCGTGGTTTGCCATTTTTACCAAAAAGTAGTCCGTCTTTATTGTTCATAACCACAAGTATACCATATTAAAGGGCGTCTTGAACTGTCTTGTTCCATACTACGTCAGAATATAGGGAGTATTCATAGTTTTTAAGCGATAGCCCATAATTATCTCCAACCACTATCTTGTTTGTCCCAATATATGCGCTATAAATGTCTGCTGGGTCTACACCATAAAGGTTTGTTGTTGACTGAATCAGGGTCTCATTCCAAGTAAATGATCCATACCAATACGTCCAGTTTAGGTCATAAGATCCTGAACCCATCAACTTAAACCATGGTCTGGTAAACTTTTTCTGAACCTGCTGCAATCTTATAGACTGGTAGTAAGATATAGCATTAAAAAGTAGTGGTCCATTTAATTTTAAAGACCCAGAGTATTCTGAAAAATCTAACAACTTAGAAAATGAAATGCCCAAGAATGCCCACTCTCCCACAGTTATCACTGCCTCACGAACCACGTTTCCATTCAGATAATACCCAATACCGTTTTCTCTTTGACCAGTTTTATAGTTAATAGCATATATCTTTCCACGCTTTCCGTCTTGCTGTATGGCCTGAATATAAAATTTAATTAAACTATTCTTATCTTCTACCTGAAATATTTCTGTTGGGGATAATGGGAATGCATCTTTGTCGTATCTAATTCCAGCCTGCAAAGCCATTACCTTGTAGTTTGGATTTTTTGATTTATTAATTGGAATAGCGATTCCACGATCAACCATAGGATCATATCCACCACGTAGTTCAATTCCACTTGTTCTTGTTAGATATAAGTATGGAGAACTGCCCTTGTATATTGTGAATGGGTTTAGAGCCTTATAGTCATAATAGATTCCAGACTTTTGGTATGGGTATACATCCTCTGAAAACCTTGTTCCAATAGGGTTAAAACTATTAGAGTTAAACGCTTGAGATGCTACTTGCATTTTTTTAACTTTAATTGGATTTGATAAAATTCCAGAAACATTAAAGTCTAAATGCATAACTAATGCTAAATCATTAAAGTCAACACCCTTTGGTGGATAGGCGATCATGTTATTAACAAACTCATACTTTGTTGTTGTCCATCCATCTAATGGCTGAATTACTCCGTTTTGAGGTGCGTCATCTACATCTGTAAAAAATCTATGATTTGCGTTTGCACCTGTTGCAATATACTGAAAACTAATATAAGACTTTAGTAACGCAGCATCTGTATCATAGGCGTAGTTTTTATTTACACGATTTTTTAAATCTAGATAGTCGTTGTATCCAGTATAAAGATGGTTATCTAATGAAGAATATGTTCTTTGAAGTGGTGCCTGATACTCATACTGTAACTCTTGATATGTCCAAGTTCCAGTCTTTTTTTCTACCTCTTTGTATATATTTGGAGTTGGATAGTCAATGTTCAATTGCAAAAAGTCTAAATCGTAATACATAGAGCCAGTTGTGTCTTCTACATACTTTGCAAAATATGTAAGGGGAACATAATCTTCCCAGTATCCGTTTGAGTCTATATCAAGTATGAATTTTCCCATATATGATCTTGGCCTCAACGTATATGTTGCTACGTGAGAATGCAAATTACTTACAGCAAAACTTCTTGGGCTTCCTCCATCTAAAAAGTAATCCCACATAGATCTACTGTATAAATCTGAATCTGCAACAGTTTCTGATAAATTGTCAAATGCATTTTCATTAAATAGGACTACTCCAGTTTCTCCAAAAGAATCTTTTATTTTAGAAAGATTTCTTGAATTGCAAAAACCAAAAGAATATATATTCCCCAAAAATGTATCTGACAATTCCCTAGATCCACCCACATAAACTGAAAGATTGGAGGGGTTGCCAAAGAAGGTTGAAAGGTTTTGTCCATAATAGTCCGAGAATGTTTTAATATTAAAACCAACAGCAAATACTTCATTAATAATATATCCTGGGGCAGATTCTATTACTGACTCTTCCCCATTAAACTTAAACCTATACTTAACGTCTTTCATTTCTAAATCAACTGATAGGTAGTTGCCATTTGTCAAGTCTTCTATTCTAAACAAAATTTGTTTATTTTGAGTCAAAGTTTTATTTTTAAATATTCCATACAATGCCTTTGTTTGACCACCAATTAGGTCTATATTGCTAAATGTAAGGTTGCCCTGTAGGTTATCAAATTCTGTAGACTCAAGGTAACGACTTATTCCAAAGGTTATGAAGTTGTCCTGTTCTGCCTGAATTGATGTAGAGTTATGTGTATTTATAAAGTTCAATGGGTTAGACTTGTTTAGCGTTATAGATGGTAGTTGGTAATTTGGAATTGATAAAATATTATTATCTATTCTGAGATTGTCAACTATTCCCTGTGACCATCTTCCTATATCTGGGTAGGTGTAGTTATTTGTATATTTAGAAAATGGAAAATCAAAGTATACAGATGTTCCACCAAATCCACTATTGATTGATTCTGCAAACTCTACTCCCTGCCCATAAACAAATCTTCTTTTAGCGACAGTTGTGGGAACCTTATAAGAATACACAGCAACACAGTCAAGTTCAAACCTTGGAATATATTCTGATGCGTAAAACCCCAACCAGTCCTGATCAATAGTAATTCCGCCAATTTTTTTTGATTTGTCTGGAAATGTAATGCTAGACTGATCTATTGTAAATGAAATAACTTCATCTCCGTTTAAAAGAAGGCTTGCAGTATCATCTACAACTCGGATATGTATGAGCATTGGTCTGGACCATTCACCAACACAGTGTGCCCCAACATAGTCACCAACCTTTAACTTTAAGAATGGACCACTTACGTATAAGCCATCCGTTGATTTTATTGGACCAAAAATTCTTGTGTCATCCGATGTGTAAGAATCAATCTTTAGCCACATCTCTACTGTATATTCTTTGTGCTTTCCACTTTCATTTAAAAATCCACCGCCTGGAATAATTAAAGATGGTCCACTCATAGGTCTGATGATTGTTGTATTTGAAGCACCAAAAACCATTGGAACTCCACTATTTTTTGCACCAAGGAATGTAAGATCTTCAGATATAAGGTAGTATCCAGATTGCTCACTTAGCCCATAAGCCTTTGCTTCAATTCCGTATGACTGATCCACTGGTAGATTTTGAGGAAGTGTAACTGGGAAAACTCCAAGAGAGTTTGAGTTAAATTCTTCTGACCATTGCCCAACACTTAAACCATTTAACAAAAATATGTTTGAAGTGTTTTCTTCTGCCCCACCGTAATACTTAATCTTTACAACAATTCTAAATGATGTATTTTCATCTGGTATCATGAATGTTTCTGATCCAAGAATCCAGGTATCAGAAACAGATATGCTGAATGGCTTTAGATTTCTGACAAGTTCTCCACTAGTTGTATCGTCATACTCATACCCCATCTCTATACCAGCAAAATAGGGGCTAAGGGATTTTATATATGTTCCTACAGTAAAAGTCCCTAAATCAGAATTTAACTGATTAAGGTTTAGAGGCATATCTGGACTTACGCATACAATTGTTCCAAGAATATTATTTGGAATTACATCCCCAGTTATTCTTGTCGTTACGCTTTCTGGGAAAGGCTCATCTGAAATAGAATACTCGGAATTTACTCCTCCAGTTATCTCCCAAGAGTCCATATCTCTAAAAGACTCATTGATTAATGAAATGTAGTCACACTTATCATCTAGAGCCCACAAAGATTTTGGGTGCTCTGAAAATATTTTTTCCGCATATAGGTTTGATGGACTAGACATTATAAGTCTATTTTATCATACTACTTGGCTTTAATTTCGCAATAATCTGTTGTGCAGTAAGCCTCGCCCATTGCCTCTAGATTATCTACCCCGTCATAAATAGCGCCAAAATCAATATGCTTTAACTTTCCAATATACGACTCATACTGTTCTTCAGTAATCTGAGTATATGGCTGCTGTGGATAAACAGTATTTCCCATTGGTAGGAATGAGACTGCTTTTAACTGTCCCTCATACATATGCAGCGCTGGTGCGACATGCTTTGACTCTGTCTCCTTGTCAAATGAAAGTGTTACAGAAACACCATTGTCTGACCAATACTTTTGAGCAGTTGCTGCAAGAGCAATCTTTTCAAACAATGTAACATCCTTTTCAGATCTTGGATGACCTGACTTAATTGGGAAGTATACAACTGATGTATTTGCTGATACTACGTCTTTTTCAATATTATAGTTTGCTGCCTTGAATAAATGCAACATTGGATCTGTATCTCCAAATCTTACTGCACGTAGGAAGAACTGTCCTCCAGGTCCCCAGTGAACTCCAGGAGTTGCACCAGAAAGAATTGAAACTGATCCTGATGGCTTAACTGTTGTTACACGAATTGATTCACGCACACAAAGCCATTCTGAGTATTGCTTATCATAATGACGAATCTTATTGTATCCCTCGTCCATCCACTCACGAACAATAGGCAAACCCTTTTGATCTGCAAATGATGCAATACCTGTTAGTGATGTTCCAATGCGACGATTGCGTTGCATAATGCCGTTTGTCTGTTGCCAATGTGTTGGAAGAAGTGTTACAGTCTTTCCATATAGATAAGCAAACTTTAATGTCTTGAGGAAGTCCTCCTTGGATTCATGTCGATTAAGGTGAACTTCAACAAGTGTGCAAAGTTCATACGACTCCAATGGCTGTTCCGCACAAGGATTAAAGCCCATAACACGATAGTCTTTCCCATCTGCAGGATCTGCTAGACGACCATAATTACGAGCAACATCAAGCCAAATAAAACCTGGCTCTCCATTGTTAACAATTAGATCGGTATACTTCTCGTAATCCATTCCAACTGTTGCAGAAATTGAGTTATTTGACATCCAAGCCCAACCTGGATTTTCTGGATCAAATGAGTTACGCTCTGGGAATACTTCAGAATTCTTAAGATTAATAAAGTCTTCATCCCCTGCTGCACCTAAAGCAAGAGTTGCAGAACGACGAACATTTCCAGAAACAACACATGTTCCAATAAGATTAATGATATCCGTAATAGCACGGCTATCAAGAGTTTCTCCTGGTCTTCCGCCGATTACCTTGTCAATCTGTGTATGTAGTTGAATCAAGGGTGCTGGACCGCTGGCGACCCCTCCAAAGCCCTTAATGGGTGCCCCTAGAGGACGGATGAGGTCATAGTTAAACTTCTGAATAGGCTGGTTCTGACGAAGGTAAGAGTTTAGCAAAATACGAACTGATTCTACCCAACCTTCACGAGTGTCTGGGATATCAAAGATCGCTGCTGGCTCTGTAGGAGTATAGATTTGAAAACCCTTTTCCTGTCCTACTGTGTCAAACCCTACTCCAATACCTAGCATTAATGCATCCATTACCCAAGCAAATAGGGCTCCTGGATCATTCTTATCAAGGTCCTTTGTAGATACCATTGCACAGTTTTGCAGGGCTGCTGAATTCTTCTTCTCCATAGTCATGGGGGTTCCAAAAGTCCACATACCTCGACCTGGTGGTGTCCACTTTAATTCAAACATTCTTTGGAATGCTTCTTGTGCTGACTTCTGAGCCTTATAGTCATTCCAAGGTAAGCGGTTTTCTTTGGCATGGTTCTTCTGAACTGAATACATGCCCTCAATTACACGACGACAAACTTCGTGCCAACGTTCTTTAGTTCCATCTTCCTTTACACGGGAATATGTTCGAATAAAAGTAATCTCTCCAAGTGAGTTTTCTGCTGCATCTTTAAAACCAAATGGACTTTCCTGAGACTTATACTTTTCTACAAAATCCTCTGGGAGTTTAAAACTAAAAAAATCTGACATGTGTATCGTCCTTTCAAAAACGGATTAAGTGTTAAGTATAGCAGAGTTTTATAAAAAGCAAAACTCTTACCCTTATGTATAGATATAGTTTTTAAGAGTTAAAAACTGTGTGGTCTGTCCAGGTTTTTGGAGTAAGGCTATTAGAAATTTCTATTGGCAAGTGAAAATTAAAATCCATTGTTCCACGATCACTAACAAATTCTATCATATTTTTTAGAGTGGTATCTAAAGTGGTTTTTGGGTTATATCCTAAAATAGCCCTAGCCTTATTTGCAGAACAGTTTGCAAACCTAACCTCTTTTGGCCTATCTGGTAAATATATAGGGTTTAGATTAAAGTCAAGCAGACTGGCAATTTTTTCTGCTAGTTCTAAAATTGTTATAAAGTTTGAATCTGGACCAATATTAATAACTTCTCCATTTCCAACATTAGTCTCAACAATCTTTACTATTGGGTCAATAATGTCGGATATGTCTGAAAAACATCTCATTTGAAGTCCATTACCATATATGATTGGCTGCCTATTACTAAGCATTCTATTAATCATAATACCTGCAACATTTCTAAAAGGGTCATTGTAGACCTGCCCTGGACCAATAATGTTGTGTGGGACAACTATTGCATACTCCATCCCGTGCACCTCTGAAAGGACCTTCAGTGACTCCTCAAAGGCATATTTTGATATGCCGTATGGATCTTGTGGCTTAGGCCTCATATCCTCAGTAAAAGGGACTGTATCTTGTGTCCCATAGCGAGCCATACTTGATGTAAAAATAAACTTTTTAACATTTGCTTGTATTGCACACTTTAAGACGTTCATCGATATTCCAAATGTGTTATCAGTTATTGTTTTAGGTGAAAATATGGAAAGGCCTTCGTGGGGTGTGCAGGCTGCATGAATCACCACGTCTATACCAAGAAATACGTCTGATGTGAGTTCTTGGCAGTCTTTATTTACAAAATTAATATTTTTTGGGATATTGTCTATGTATCCACCAATTAAGTTGTCTACTCCAATAATGTTGTGAGACTTTGAAAGTTCTTTTGCCAAACTACTTCCAACAAGTCCCGCAACTCCAGTAATGAGAATGTTCATTATATATTTATTTCGTGTTGTGTCTTAATAAAGTCATTTACCATTTTTTGATGGGACTTTCCCCAACCAATGTTGCCATAATAATTTGAAAGAACATTGGCATTATGTGTGTTTATTCCATTATTAATAACGTCAAGTATAGAATCTATTACCTCTGGATAGAGAGAAATGTTTTTTACTAACTCTAAGTGTTTTTTCCCTACAATAAAGTTTCCAGATATTGCGCTATGAATCGCTATTCGTAAATTGATGTCATCTACTATTCTTTGAGGAGCAAGTCTTTGGTTTAGACTTTTTAAAATATCAATCGCATTTTTCATATCGTAAACTGACATTGCTAATTGAATTAGATATAGGCAAGCAAATGCATCTTCGTCTTCTTCTTTTGGAAATGAATGGCTATTATATTTTGCTATAAACTCTCGATAATGATAAACAAAGTTTTCTAAATCTCCATGCTCAAAATAAGATAATACAATATGCCTATAAGTTTCTAGAAAATACTGTCTTGAACTATAGGCATTAACTAATTGTAATTCATTTAAAAAGGAGTTAATATACAAAGTTTCTCTATTATCAAATCTTTCTTTTGTTCCTGGTAAGTGGTAAACGCTGATTGGAACCTTCGCCCTATCATCCATTCTTCTATTATAATCAAAAGTCATTGGTCTATATCTTATCCAGCCAATCCCAAATCTTTCGTGAATTGATGATGCAGACACCGTGTGTGTATAGTCTTTGTATCCAGTATTAGTTGTAAATGTGTGCTCCGCAATACCAAACCCTAAATCCAAACTGCTTAGAATATCTTTCCAATTTTTGGTAACTATAACTTGATCTAAGTCTAGACAGATACAAATATCTATATCTTCTGGAAGCAAAGATAGTGCTGTATTTTTTGCTTGTGTCTCAGACCACGGAGAAAATTTAGCCGATACAACGTTGATTCCTAGTTCTTTAGCAATTTTAATTGTGTCGTCTGTTGATCCTGTATCTAACAAGAATATGTAGTCTGCATCTTGAATGTAAGAGTGCCACTCACGAATATTATATTCTTCGTCTTTGCAGACTCCATATACCGCAATCTTATTCTTCTTTAACACCCTTAGCCCCGCATCTTGTGCAAACCTGATATGTTTTCAGTGTGTATGGGCATGAAGACTCTTCAATTTTGTGTCCAGCAAACCCACAAATTAATTTACTATAAATCATTCTTCCTCGCTAAAAGATATGGCCCTGTTGGGGCAATGAGACTGTGCTTGTTTAATCTTATCTAACTCTGAATTATCAACTTTATACTTCCAAGTTTTTCGTTCACTATCTACAAGGTCAAACACATTTGGTGCATCAAATACACATTGCCCCCAGGCTTGGCAAGACTTTGAAATCCTAACCTCAATCATTTCTTGTCTCCATAGGAGTCAATTTCTTTTAATGCTGACAGAACCTCATCTTTTATATTATCAAAACTATTAAAGTCTGTGTTTTCAATGTCGTCGGCCAGTTTGTTAATTCTAACTTTTAAATCATTATATGGATTTGTAAAAATCTTTTGATGATCGACCTCTTTGCTTCTATTATTTATAAACTTCCACATCTGAGATCTAAACTGATTTCTATCCTTTGATATTTCTTTTATAGTTAATTGCGTATCAATGTGATACTTATAAAAAACAAGAGACATCAATAAAAGTATAATGAATAAAAGTATTTCCATTTACTTACTCTCTGTAATTTCTATCTTGTCTGGGCAACACGCTACCAGTGCTTCTGCAAGTTCTTTGGTAACCCCAAAACCTTGACCAGAATTGCCACCAATTTTAATGTTAACCGCTAATTCTTCTGTCATGATTTCTCCTCTCCTATACCAATGGAATCCAGTGCTGTTCCCACTCTGTTGGAATAAATCTAAGTGGTATTACATCGTAAGCAATTGTAATTCTTGGACCTTCCCAGTCCCAGTCACCCATTGCATGAGGGTGCCCAGTTTCTGAAAGAATTGCACGATTATTTTTATTGATGTTTTGAATTTCTTCATCAAAGACACGGTAGTGTGTTACAGATGGCTCTGCCTTAACGCAGTAGTATCCGTGAAAATGAGGTGCTCCGTTACCACCATGCTCGTGCCAATCTAACTTGCCAACGTGATTATAATTAATATTAAACCACCCCTGGACCATGAACTGCTCTTTAATAAAGTCTAGTTCGTAATACTCGCAAGCATCTTTAGCCATATCTCTTACTGCACGAAACAGTGTGTGGATGTTGGAATCGTAAATTTGAAACACATTGTATTTGTTCCAATTCATAGTAGTGATGCTTCCAGATGCATCCCATGGAGTATTTTCATTCTTAGGACCTTTGATTAGTCCTCCATTTTTGATTTGATCGTATGCAACATGAAGGGTTTTTTCAAGTTCTACCAAATCGTTTATATCAATCTGTCTTTCAAAGAACTGTTGAGGCTTTGTTGACAAACTGTTGCTCTTCATATTAGAGTCTCCGTATATTTGCTGCTCTTCCATTTTTTTCCCCTTATCTATATTTCTTTCTAACCCAACGGTGCTTCTTATAGAAACCATATACATAGTTTCTTTTTCTTTCTAGATCCCAACTTCCTTCGTTTTGAAGTTTGTGGTCAACTTCCATCTGCCAATTTGCTCTTTTTATAGGGACCATAGACATAATTGGCGTTCCTTCAGGAATAACCCCTTCAAAATCTTTTCTTAAAAAGAATGTAACTACATTGTTTGTAGACCATCTATCGGCATCTTGAATTGCTGTCATTGTTATGAATGGCAAGTCCCATCTTCCAATTGGATGAGTAATCATTAGAGACCATCCATCTGGTAACTTTGTTCCCCATCTCATGTCCCAAACAAAGTGAATTGGGTAACATCCAGATGGAACGGGCAACTCAATGTGACCCCTCATCTCGATTGGCCTTGGTCTATCTTCATCCCAAGTAATGTCTGGCTTGTTTGGATCGTCTGTCTTTTTAACAGTAATTGTTGTTGGTAAACTATAATGATAACCTGCAGTTAGTGCGTCAAAATAAGGCATGCAATGCTTTACACTGATTGCTGCTGAATCAGCACCACGGTTATTCATGATAGATAATTTTTGTATATCATCATTTATCTGGTATAAAGGTCTATCTTTCCACCACTTTGGTAAATTTTCAATTGCTGGGACAGGGCTTGGCGTGGTCTCAACATATGCGGTTGAAGTCCAAAACTTTACAGTTAAATCTTCTAGTGGTTCTGAATTCTTATACTTATCTGCGTGTAGGTCCATTTTACTTGAAAACCTTCTTTTCCCACATGATTGCTTTATATGCCCCACCAAACTTATACTTAAGTTTTACACCAAGAGAATTTAAAACTTTAAGTAGTGGCTTTTCTAATACTTCAGCCTCCCACTCTTCTCTTCTATATGGGATACATTGAATAATTGGAGTTCCTGCTTCTATTACTCCCTTAAACCCTCTTTTAATTCTAAAAGAAAATGGTCCATCAGAAACATACATATCTGTATCTATGATTGCTGGAACAGCCTCAAACGGAAGATCGTTATAAAATGATGGGTGAATAAATAAGGTGCTATATCCTTTAGGAGTTGAAACAACCCACATAGGGTGAATTCTAAAAATATCATCCATAAAAAGTTCTCTATCAAAATCCCAAGACTCTACCTGATCTCTAGTATGCATAGATATAGACTGTCTATGAAGTTCTTGAACCTGAAACTCTACCTTTTCTCCTGTAGCATCAATATAAATGTCGCATGGAGTTTTTAGCATGTATCCAGTTGTAAGTAAGTCTAGAATTCCTGGACATTTCTTTACTGTTTCATTATATTGTCCATTGACAACCCTTTTTTCTCCACCAACATATGGCTGAGATTTTCTCCACCAAACTGGAAGATTTTTTGACATAGGCTCAGGCTTTGGTGCATACTCAGTTACGTATTCATTTTTAGGAATAAATGTAATCTTTTTTCTATTCAATTTCTTCAACCTCCATATACATTATTAAAGAATCGTGCTTGATATAGGGCATGCTTAGTTTTAAGTCTGACTTAAAGTAAACTGGAACTTCTACATTTGCCACATCCTCATTACATTCTATCACAAATTTGTCTACCTTGCAATGCAAAGCCTTTTCTATTTCTGGTGTGCTATAAAATGTTAGCCTACATTTATTTTTTGGAAGCCACCTAATTACCCACTTATAGGTTGCAGCACACCATTCATCATTGGCTAGATCCTCATAGTTAACGGTCTCCAACTGCTCTGGCCTATCTTTTATATATCTATAAAGTGTTCGGCTAATAAAGGTATAGGCAATTGCTTCAACAACTTTTCCAGCGTAATTATACTTTCTAGGATAATCTTTTATATAAACATCAGCATCTAGATAAATAGCATAAACATTATCTTTTACGTGAACTGGGCCACGCTGAACTTCGTGAGTCCATCTGTTTTCTGGAATAAAATAACTTTCTCCACTAAGATAGTGATCATACCAAGAGTCATCATGTATCTGTGCCATAACTTCATCTGATGGCATTTTTGCCTTTTCGCTAAACTGCTTTGTAAATTCCGCAATTTGTGGGCTGATAGAGTATGGGGTTGCTTTCCCAATCCTATCCTTGTTTAATGCAATAGTTGCATCAGGAATAGAGTATGGGTCATCCCATTCTTCAGGAAAATAACCTCTTCCTGGTTTTCTCATGACTTCTCTTTTCTACTAGTTAGTTTCCAGTGCCGTTAGGGTAAATTGGATTACCTTCTGAATCAAGAATTGCATTACCATCATTATCTGTAAGCCATGCAATAGAGTCGTGAGTTAACATATTCTGAGTAAAGAATATATCATATGGTTCGCAGTTAATGGTATAAACTTGTTCAATATAAGCAATTGTCTCTACTGATGTTACTGGAACCCAGTCTCTAGCATCCAAGGACCAAACCTGATAATCTTCTGTAATCGTGTCAGACCTTACGAATGCAACAACACCATTTGAGTTCTTAGAAAGAATCAAGTGAGGAGATGTAAAAATGTCTCCATTAACAACTGTTGCAGAATCTGTTACGTATGAAGATACACCAACAACGGTTGTCTCTACTATCCCTAACGCCTCAAACTCTGATTCTGGAACATTAAAGTTTGGAATACCTTGAATTGTTGGATCTAGGTTTGCAATATCTAAAGAGTAAAGAACATCTCCAACCTGAATTTCGCTAGCCTGTTTAATTCCATCTACTGTATGAACTCCAGTTGTTGCTCCAAGAGAAACGAATCCTGGATATCCAGGATAGATACCGTTCATTGCAACAGTCCAGAAACTTCCATATCCGTGAGAGAAACTGTGATAGAATCCCGCATAGTGTCCAAATGATGCATAGTGTCCAAATGAGTGATAAAATCCGTGGTAGAATCCTGCGTAGTGTGCAAATGAGTGGTAGAACCCATGATAGAATCCTGCATAGTGTGCGAATGAGTGATAGAACCCGTGGTAGAATCCTGCGTAGTGATTAAATCCATGATAGAAACCATGATAAAAACCAGCGTAGTGTGCAAAGCCTGCATAGTGAGCAAAACCACTATAGACATACTGGTAATAGTTAACGCTTACAGTTGAACCAATGTTTACCACTGTTCCTGCAGCAGTTCCCTGAGATATAATTGCCTGATCTAACCCTGCGTCGCCAGTTGTTGTTGATGACTCTGAGTATGTTAGGCCTACGGCAGTCAAAGCAGCCTGATATTGAGTTCTTGTCATTCCAGATAGATTTGGAACGCTTACCTTACGTATTCCTCTATCGCCAGTTCTTTGAATTGCCATATTTTAAATCTCCCATTCCTATTTTTAAATTATACTGCTTTTTATGAAGATGCTAGGTCGCCAATCACAACGAATGTGTTTGCCGCTCTTTTAATAATTGTTGCACCAGACCACTGAGTTCTTGTTTTGGCGGTAGGAGTTCCATTTACTGTTACACCAGAACCACCGACAATAGTTACCTGACCTGCAGCAACCTGAAGAACTTCCAGTCTCTGACCTACTGGCCAGAATGAGTTGTCTGCTGGAATTGTGAAGTTTGCACCAGAGGCTGAGTTAAACTCAAGAATCATATTAACATCTCCAGTAACAAAAGTGTATGCTCCTGACTTTGATGCAATGTCTGCTGTCTTATCTGCCTTTGTTGCCAATGTTGTTGAAAGTGCAGTTCCTTCTAGTGTTACAGATGATGCTGCAGGTAATGCAACAGTTCCTGTAAATGTTGGACCTGCAAGTGGTGCCTTTAGTGCAAGAGCATTGGTTACTGTAGTTGCATAGTTTGCATCATCACCAAGTGCTGCAGCAAGTTCGTCAAGAGTATTTAGTGCTCCTGGTGCTGCTGCAATAACTGCATCTACTTCAGCCTTAACAAATGCTGTTGTAGCAATCTGTGTTGTGTTAGTTCCTACTGTTGCAGTTGGGGCAGTTGGAATTCCAGTAAGTGCTGGTGATGCCAAAGGTGCCTTTGAAGCAAC